CACCAGTTGGTGAGCTGTTTGCAACTTGGGTATTCACTGCACCGTCGATGCTTATGGTATAGGTTGTTGCACCTGTGTTATTCCAAGCACGGTATTCAAATCCAGTTCCAAAAAATTGGAAAGTACATGAACTTGCACTCGCTGGACTTGAAAGTTCCCAGCCCATAATACTATTTGTTTGAACTACAGCACCACCACTGAATGCCCAGGATCCAGTTAGATTAAGTTCTCTCATTGAAGCTTTGCGGAGCACACCTTGCGCAATGTTAATTGCACTCTGGGTTGAATTTGCAACGTAGTTTGCAAACACATTATAAGTTGCGAGTTGAATAGATCCGCTCGGAAGCGTAGGAGTCTTCGGCTGATAAACAATAAATCCCTTAAGGTGAAAACTCGTTGAAGAGGAAGCCGTTGTAATTATTTTCAAAGTGTGAGTTCCATAAGGAAGACCACTAACAATTGGAATCACAGTAGCTGGGACAAAAGTGGACCCCGTTACTCCGGAAGCGATAAGGGTACCATCAACTGTGAAAGAGTATGTATAGTTCATACTACCACTGGCATTACCGGCATTGATTAGATCAATTCCAGTTCCAACAAATGTGATCGTTGTAAAATCACCAGTCCCGTTGTTGAATTCACCCTCTGAGCTGTTCAGACCGTTATTGTTAAACTGTACATTCTGTCCAACAACCGTAGTTGTTCCATCTTCTAGTGTGAAAGCAGCATTGGTTGATGATGCCAAAATTCTGCTAAAGTCATCAGCTCTTCCGGCACCAAACTCTCGGAAGAAATAAGTGCGAGCAATTTCTTCATTTGTATGGCTTGGAGCATTTCCAGAATATCCTGTCCCAGCGTAGCTGCCATACCCAGATGCAGATGTAGCAACCGCTGTAAATGCCTCACCAATCGCACCACTGGATTGTTGATAGATGAGCACTCTTCCACCACGGGTACCAGTGACCGCGTTGTTATATGCAATAGATGTTTGAGAACTGTTAACAATTTTTTGACCCTGTATATATCCAATACCTGAATTAATCAAGATATTTGAAGATTCGTTGAGAACTTCATAGGCAGTAATGTCTATGTCAGTCCCAACTGAGAGTGCAATTTTAACGGTGTGAACTCCAGCAGTCAATCCGCGTACTATGTTAGTAACGATATTTTGATTATAATTTCTACCGTTAAGGATAGTGCCAGTACTTGTTGTAGATGGGCTGACCGAAGTAGTAGAGACACCATCAACTGACACAGTAAATGTGCGAGCCGAATTTGTTAGATACAAAAGAAGATTAACACCAGTACCGTAGAACGTAATCTCAATGTAGTCGCCAGAGTTGTTACTGAACACACCCTCACCGTTTACGCTTCCACCTACACCGGTATAGGATTGCCATCCACCACCACCGAGACGGACCTGACCAAACGTATCGTTTAGAACTCCCCAGATTGGTTCGTTGCTCGCACCAAATTCGGTTTGGATAGGATAAATGTTTTGTAATGGCTTACGTTCAACACCCATACGTGCCTTGAGATCTTGAGAGATATCCACAATGGAAGCACGATTGGGAATAGAAGAGTAAAAAGTTCCACTAGCAGGAGTTCCTGTTGTAGTGGTAGCCGTCATAATGTAATCTGTTTGACTAACAAACCCTTGAAATGCAGAATTCATGTTTGAATACAACTGAGTAAAGCGATTGTCCATTTGAAATTGGACTTCTGGCTTTAATCCCAATTTGTAAGCTTGAATGTTCAAACCAGCAACTAATGCTGAATTCAATGTAACTTGAGAACTTGTCCCATCGGAGTTGATTGAAGTAAAAGTATAATCGTTTGAAGAACCAAGTCTCAATTTTTTGCCATCGATGAACAAGAAAAATATGTCAGTGTTGGCATACACACCCGACGTAAGGATGGTAAATCCAAGATTGATGACGGTTTGTGATGCTGTGGAAGTTCCATAAAAGCTGGAAATTACTGGCACCGCTGGGGAGAAAGGCATATCGTTAGAAGTTGATTTCTTTACGATCGCTTTACTGTTTAACTGCTGTGTAATTGGCATATTTTCCCTCTACCTTAAATGTAGCAAATCGCTTTGTTCATTACCATTGTGGGCTGAGTGTTTTGATGAGCACCACCACCGCCAGTATTAACAACGTTGATAGCTTGCTGACCAGTGTTCATATTAGTTTGAAAAGTTACACCTGAGCCGTTCAACACGCAAAAAGAGTTACCACCTGTGTTGTTCCAGGGCAAAGTAGAACCGCCAGTACCACCAGCGCACTGTGCTGTATGGCTGTGTGAAGGCATTTCAGTAGACGATAGTGCATGGGTTTCTGCACCGGCTGTTGCACCGATGGTCTCCGCCATACCTGACCCACCAGGTGTTAGCCTGTTAGCGGCTGTACCACCCATACTATCATATCCTGCCACCACAATACCACGAAGATCTGGAAGAACAAAATTGGTATTGTTGGTACCACCATACGTATTACCGATGATGTTGTAAAGTGGCTGATAAATTGGGTTTGTAGAAGCATTTAAAGTTTGACCATAACACAACAAGGTCCCCGTAGGAGCAACCGTACCAGCAACATCTATGATGGTACCGATTGGTCCTTGAGTGTGGACACTTAAAATTTTAGCCATAATTCCCTCATTTTATTACAATTCGATTGCTGATAGAATACGTTGTTGGGCACTTGCCGTAGCTGTTCCACCTGGTGAAGCAGCCCAGTACAGATCTATCTTATGATACCCCGACGCCAATTGTACAACGTAAGACCCAGACTCTCCAGTAGATGCAGTGTTGGAAATTCCTTGAGAAACGCCAACGGCCTGACCGTCAACATAAAGTTGGGTCGCTGCTTGATCACCAGAGCTACTAATAACTAAGCTGGTGCTATACTGAATGAGCACACGTCCACCAGTAGTTTTAATTCCGAGACTCATATCAGGCATCGGAACAAATGCGGTGCTGGTTGTCGTTGGGCCAGATATGATTCCTTGAGCCTGTGCCCATGATTTTACTGGAGGTTGTGACTTAACAGGGGTTAACAAGCGATCATCTTCAATGGCATTTGATCCAACTGAAAGTGTGTTCTGATAATCTGCATACACACTCGACTTATAAGAGTGGATTGGCGTAATGATATCTAAAGCATCCACGAAAAACTGAGATGTATTGTTCGTCGTTACGGTAATGGTATGCAATCCCAAAGTTAAGCCAGAAACTCTAAGTTCGAAGTATTCTAATGTCGCCGTACCAGATACAACACCTGTGCTTGGACTGAAAGACAATCCTGAACCTGATTGAGCAAAAGTTGCCAGGCCGGTTAGGTTGGTTGAACCATCAACAGCGAAAGTAAAGTTGTAAGCAACGGCGTTACAACCTGAATGGAACACCGCACCCGTTCCCCAAAAGGTATAGGACTGAGCCGATCCAGATGTAACGGTCGACGTTGCATATCCAGAGACTTGACCTGCATTAAGTGTAGGGCCAGTCCATGTGCCAGTGTAAATAGCCTCTCTTACAGCTACAAGTTTTCTTAAAACACCTGTCGAAATATAACTGTTTGAATTTGCTGCAGGCGTTGATGCCGCATAGGTAGCAAACACATTATATGCACCAATTTGCAACGCACCAGATGGAATCGAAGGGGTTTTTGGTTGGTAAACAACAAATTTCTGAATACCACCACTGCCCGAAGTGTACGCAGACCAGGTGAAGGCAACAACGTGGGTACCATAAGGCAACCCACTTGCGACCTTATAAGTCCAAATTTCCGAGCCAGTTGGGTTAGTGAAAACAGTGTTGACTCCAGCTCCATCGACGTTGGCAGCGTAAGTTCCAACAAGTGAAGAATACGCAAATGTAATATCAAGACCGGTACCAACGAATGTGAAATATAGAGTATTTGCTGAGGGCTGGTTTAGAACGTCTATCCCATTTACGATACCATTACTCATGGTGCCAGATAAAGTTGTTGTACCATCATCAAGTGTAAATGCTCTCTGGCTGGCGGAAGAGCTTAGAGTGGAAAAATCATTAGATTGACCACACCCAAACTCACGCCAGAAATATGTTCGAGCAATTTCCTCATTTGTGTGGGAAGCAGAAGTTGTATAACTCGGGGAAGTAGCATTCTGCGTAAAGACTTGTCCACGAGCACCCGCTGAAGAAATATACTCAACAACCCGACCACCAGTCGTACCAGTAACCGCTGCATTGTAAGCCAAGGTTGATTGTGCGGAAAGAACTGTTTTTATTCCACCAATGTATGACAAACCAGAATTAACAGTTACAAGACTTGAACCAGAAGACACCTGATTTATCACTTCAAAACCAAAAACCTCTAAGCTACCTGATGAGTTTTGCAGTTTAACTGTATGAATGCCTTGAGTAAGACCACTGACAGCAGACAAAACCAAGTACGGAGCATAATCATGGTTACCAATAACTCCAGAAATAGTCGCTGATTGGTAAGTCACAAGTGAGCCACCATCAACTGCAGCTTGGAAAGTTCGAGCTGTACCATCAGCTAAAGTTAAGACATTGAGAGCAGTTCCATAAAATGTGATCTCAATGTAACCATCTGCAGGCTGGGTAACGAGACGAAGCGCATCTTGTCCATAAGTACTAGGATTTGGTTGAGCATAACCAACCAATCGGACCTGACCAAAGGTGTCATTTGTAGCACCCCACACTTGCTCACCATTTGGACCAAATTCGCCTTGTATTAAATTAACCGATTCAAAAATTAAACGTTCAATGCCAAATCTTGGTTTCAAATCTTGACTCAAGTCTGGTATGCTCGCTCGATTCGTGATACTAGAATAAAATGTACCAGCAGCTGGAGATCCAGTGGTTGTGGTTGCAGTTAGAGTATAAGTTGATGTGTCAATATAAGACTGAAACCCAGTTTGTTGGATAGCTTGCAATCCGGAAATTGCCGTTGTGTTCGTTGTTGAAGTATCAACAACAGCAACTCGTGAAATAATTTGTACTTCGAGTTCCTGCGTACTATAGTTTGAATCCAACTGAATAACAGTACCACTCACCTCAGTGTAATAACCCGTTGCAGTTGGGGTTGTACCGCTCACATAACGTGGAAGTAATTGACCATTTACGTAAACGTCAATCGAGCCATAAGTC